GTAGAGCCTACGGCACAATACGATGTGGTAACGAAAGATGTACGCCCCGTTGATGACTGGGAGCGAATCGGTCTTGTTGAAATTGGCGGTGTTGAAGTTGGCGAACTGATTGTTTCGCCTAAAGCATTAGAGGTTATCGGTAATGCAGAGGGCTGCGTTCGTAATCCATACACTTGTCCAGCAGGGTTGGGCACTGATGGCATTGGCAATACACACAATGTCACAGGAGAAACAAAAAGCGATGAGCAAATAGCTATTGATTGGGCTAAGAACATCATCGCTGCACAGAATTGTCTCGCATCATCCGGTGATGTGTCCTTGATGAGCCAAGGGCAAGTTGATGCTTTCACATCGTTCATATTTAACACGGGCTGCACGCGATTCAGACACAACCGTGATGGTAGCGAGACACGTATTTACCACAAGATAAAACAAGGCTGGTTTACTGGCGCTTGTAATGAGCTGAATTATTGGCGAAAGGGCGGTGGAAAAGTTTTACCAGGCTTGGTTAAACGTAGAGCAAAGGAGACTGAGCTATGCCATTCAAAACGCTCTTAACGCCTTCTCGTTTATTGATTGCTGGCTTGGCCTTGTCATTAGCCTATACGCAGTGGTCTAACTCTCGACTCGAAAGTAAGTTAGATGAGGCGTTAGTCGTTAATGCTCAAATTAGTGGCTCTTTGAATACTGCCGTCAGCTTTAACGCTGGTCTTCGTTCAACAGTGGATAATCTTTCTAAAAGCTATCAAGAGGCTTTGGAGATAGATTTAGCAGCTGCTCAACGCAATGTGACCATGGACTCAAACTTAGAAAAGGCACTTTCTGATCTTGCCAAGGATGAAGACGATGAACCGATTAATGATGTTTGTAGCCGCGACGAGCGGATTAGCCCTGCTAACACTGAGCGGATGCAGCAATACTATGACCAAATCACCAGAGGTCATAACGAAGATTGAGGAAGTGTATATTCTTCCACCAGCATCGACTCTAATTCCTTGTGCTTTTCCTTTTACTCGACCTCCCGTTACTCATACAGAAGATGAGATGAAAGAGCGTGATTTAACGTGGCTAACCGCTCTGTCAAAGTGTGCGAAGCAAGTGGACGATGCAGCCAAATGGGTGCAAGACAAGCAGACTTATAAATAGCTCAGCTCAATAGCCACGGCACAATAAACCATTAAGCCCGATGAAGTTGTCGGGCTTTTTATTGCTTAGCGTTTTCACGAGAGTGTTAAGCAATAATTCAATTGACGAGGTTAACATGAGTCAGACTCAAGAGTATTTCAAAGCCGTCATTGAGAGCCAAGCTCAGGCGATGGAATCTTTAATGACCAACCAACCTACATCTAATCCTCAGCTGATGGATGAAGCAAAGCAACTCTTGGAAGAAGCGGTGATCAAAGCAACCCAAGCTTCACGCGAGGTTACTGATGGCATTTCTAGTTAAGCATCATTTATCTCAGGAAGAAATTGAATCTGAATATACGCATTATGCTTATTTGTTTTGCATTGTGCCTATCTACTTCAACGTCCATAACAACGCAGTGTGCGTTCGTAACTGGTGGCCAGAGTGGTTATTAGATTTGTTTCAAGCGATGTTTGATTGCTACTGCATCGCAGCAACCACGATCAATCCCGAGATTGACCCTATGTTCCCCATAAAGGTCATTAAACCTATCAAAGAGTGTACGCATGAAATTGATTGATAATTGGAAAGAGTCGGGAAAGCTCTGGTCTATCCGAGCAGCCATTGCTTTGGTCTTGGCTAATTTATTCATGGCATTGCTGGCGATCTATCAGGTCCACATTCCAGCAACGCTTTACGCAACACTTAACGCACTGGGTGGTGCAGCGATAGCTCTACTCCGTATCCTCACGCAAGATATTGATGGGGCCACGGACTCAAAACTTTAATGGGTCCTTCCTAGCCTCTGGAAAAGCCCGAGGGTTGGATACTCGCAGAAAGTCGCTCGTTTTTAAAATTTTCCATTTTTTGGGGTTTCCGGTTTCCTATTGAGAATCTTTTATGTCGTTGTTTAATTCAGAAAAGAAATACACTCAATCGGACATCGCACTTTTGCTTGGACTTAGATCTGACAGGCAAGTGCGAAACCTTATCCAACAAGGGGTGCTGCCAGCTTCGAAAGGTCGAGACGGTATGAACCCATTGGCTTGTGTACATGCTTATATCACCTACAAATCTCAGTATAGAAAAGCTGAAGATGAAGCGGAAAACGAAGGGTATGAAGCGGAAGATGATCAAAAGAAACGAGAACAGCAGCTCAAGAATGATGAACGGGAGGAGCGCATAGCTCTGAACCGCATTAAACGTCTTGTCTTAGAGAAAAAATACGCACCGATTGAAATCATTGATGATGTCGTAGGAGCTGTGGCCGTGTCGATAAGAACGCGAACAGACTCATGGCTTCCGAAGATAAAGATGGCTTGTCCAGACATCCCCATGCCAGTGCTTGAGCTTTTAAGAAAAGAAATAGCAATGGTGATCAATGAGCTCTCAGAAGTACAAGTCGATCTCTCAGACTATGAAGACAGCGATATCGAGAGCGGTTTCGCGAGCTTTGAGTCCTCTGAAGATCACGATACCAATGACAGGAGTCGAGTGGGCGGATAAATATTTTCGCCTTCCTGAAGGTAGTTCTCAGATAGCCGGTGCTTGGGTCACTCAGCCTTTGCAGGTGGCTCTGCTAAATATGATGACCAACGACACGATAAAGATCGTGGCCATCAAAAAGTCTGCCCGTTTGGGTTACACCAAGATTATGGTTGCAGCCATGCTCTATATGGCTGAACACAAAAAACGTTCGAGTGTTATCTATCAGCCAGTCGACGATGAGTCCGACGAGTTCGTCGTTGATGAAATCGATCCAGTGATTGCCGAGATGCCTATTATCCAAAAGGTATTTCCAGACTGGTCAACGAAGAACGAAAAGAACAACTCAGGTAAAAAAGTATTCCAAGGTGCCACGTTAGATTTTCGTGGTGCAACTTCACCAGGTAACTTTCGTCGTTTGACCAAGCAGTGCTTGTTTGGTGATGAAATCAATGGCTGGCCACGAGAAGTGGGTAAAGCAGGCAAAGGTGAAGGTAACCCTATCAAACTTGCGCTGCAGCGTTTGAAAGGTGCGAGTTTCCCAAAAGCTGTATTTGGTACAACACCAACAGTCGCAGGTGAATCACACATTTCTGATTTGGTGTCAGATGCTGATTTAACATTTCGCTTCTGCTTGCCTTGTCCACATTGTGGCGTGGAGCAAACCTTAGAGTTTGGAGAGGACCAAGCAGGTCGTAAAGATTACGGCTTACAGTGGGATGATGAGTTAGACACCGTAGAGAAAAAAGCGCGCAGCGCCCATTACGTTTGCTGCAATCAAGATTGCGGTGAATCTTTCTATTACAACGACCTTACTCAGATGCAGTTAGATGGTCGTTGGATTGCTGAAGATTTGACTTGGACTAAAAACGGCAACGACTTTTATAGCCATGAAAATTTCCGAGTTACACCACCAAAGCATGTTGGCGTAGAAATCAACGCGCTCTATTCCCTGAACTTAGATGGTTGGGGTGAGCTGGTAGCGGAATGGCTGAAAGCTAAAGGTAAGCCGCTTGATGAAAAAGCGTTTATCAACACCGTTCTCGGTCAAGATTACGAAGAGAACAAAGGTGAAAAGCTAGATTCTGAGGTCTTGGTGGAAAACCGAGAAGCCTACGATGCAGAAGTTCCTGAAGGTGTTCTTTATCTTACAGGAGGCATTGATAGCCAGCTCAACCGTTACGAATGCTTCGTATGGGGTTGGGGCATCGGTGAAGAGAAGTGGCTCATTGATACCCAAGTGGTTATGGGTGATTACGACAAAGAAGAAACGCTGCGTCGAGTTGATGATGTCATTAACAAAACTTACACCAAGAAAGATGGCACCAAGATGGAAGTCGGTCGCTGGTGTTGGGATACAGGCGGCATCGATAGAGAGAAAGTCGATAAACGAAGCCAGAAGCATGGCATCTTCCGAGTGATCCCGATTAAAGGTGCAAGTGCTTATGGTAAACCCATAGCTAACTTCCCTCGCAAGCGAAACAAAGATGGTGTTTACCACACCGAAGTGGGTACTGATACCGCGAAAGATTTGCTCTATATGCAGATGCTTAACGTGCCAGACGAAAAGTGTGGCGCAGGTGTTATGCACTTGCCGTTGAACGATGAAATCTGTGATGAAGTGATTTGTCAGCAAATCGCCTCAGAGAGACTTGTTGAAAAACGAGTGAATGGTAAGCGTGTCATGCGATGGGATAACGAAGGTCGACGAAACGAAGCGCTTGATTGCTTGGTTTACGCCTTAGCTGCCTTGCGCATTTCTAAATCAAAGTTTGGCTTGAAACTAGAAGAATCAGAGCCAAAACAAAAAACAACCAAGAAAGTCGACATTAGTAAGCTCGGCGAACAAATGGGAGCGAATTAATGTCTGCATTATCGGATGCTGAGTTCCTAGCCGAACTCAAAAAAGCGTATCAACAATTAGTGCTTGGTAAGCAAGCCAAAGTTATCCAAAAAGATGGTCGTCGAGTGGAATACAACCCATCGGAGCGGCATATCTTGAAAGCGGAAATTGATAGTCTCGAAATGAAGTTGAATAACACTTCGATTCGTCGTCGGCCAGCGAGGTTGTTTTAGTGAAAAACGTTACAATTTTGCATCCTAGTGGCCGACCTGCAAGAGAGGTAATCGGCTTTGAAGGAGCTGGTGCAGGCTTTGGTGGTCAAATGGCTAACTGGGCGCCTCAGTTAATGACCAATGATGCGGCACTGCTTCCTAATCTCGATTTAACACAGGCGCGAACTGATGATTTGGTTCGTAACAATGGCTACGCTGCAGGTGGATTAAGACTCCACTTAGACAACATTGTTGGTCACCTTTTTAAACTTAACTGGAAGCCAATGTGGAAACGGTTAGGTTGGAAGGAGGAAGATTACCGCAAGATAAAAACGGATGTGGAGCAGGCTTGGTTAGAGTTTGCTGAAGATGATCGCTGCTTTATCGATGCAGAACGCAAGCGAACATTTACCATGTTGGTTAGAGCGGCTTGTGCTCAGCATTTTACTTATGGCGATTCAATGGCTGCAGCCGAGTGGATCAGTCGTCGTCATTCTGACTTTAACACTGCTATCAAAATGATATCGCCTAAACGAGTGCGAAACCCTGATGGCAATAACTTCTTGAATGAGAAGATTCGTGGTGGCATCAAACACGGACGTCACGGTAATGCTCAAGGTTATTATGTCTCGGACCACAAGTACTTACTTCCATTAGCGAATATTAAGCAAAACTTTCGCTATGTACCGCGAGAAACGTGGTGGGGTCGACCTAAGTTTATTCATGTATTTGATGCTCAAGATGATGGTCAAAGCCGTGGGCATTCAAGCCTAATGGCTGTCATGCAGCAAATGCACATGTTGGATAAGCTGCAACAAACCAAGCTACAAAATGCGATAGTCAATGCGATGTATGCCGCCACTATCGAGTCAGAGCTCGACTCTCAATCTGCTTTTGATTTCATTGCTGGCGGTGAAGATTCGCAAGATAAGCTTTGGCAATGGATGGCAGCGGTGAATAAGTACCATGCTGGTGCCAATATTCGTTTGGATGGTGTGAAAATACCGCACTTGATGTCTGGTGAGAAACTAAACCTGCAGCGACCTAGCAATGCAGATAATGGTTTCAATCAACTAGAAGATTCATTTCTTCAATACATGTCAGCAGGCACAGGCTTACCGAAAGAACTCTTTACTTATAACTTCCAAAAATCCAATTACTCCAGCGCTCGAGCTTCGCTTAACGAAGGTTGGCGTTACTTTATGGGTAAGCGGAAAGTGATCGCCAGTCGATTCGCTACCACCATCTTTGCATTGTGGCTAGAAGAGGCGGTAAGCAAAGGTGTGATCAAGCTGCCTAGCGGCACTAATTTTTGGGAAGCTCGCTCAGCTCTCTGTCGTGCGGATTGGATTGGCTCAGGCCGAATGTCCATTGATGGCGTGAAAGAGATTAAAGAGGCGATTCTTAAAATTGAATCCGGTCTTTCCACTTATGAAATTGAGTTGGCCAAGATGGGTGAAGATTACATTGAAATCTTTGAGCAGCAACATCGAGAGATGATTATCCGTAAAGAGAAAGGCTTGCCTCCACCTAGTTGGATGAACGCAGAAGCTTTTGCTCCTGAACAACCTGAACAAGAACAAAACGGAGGTAACAATGCCACCACCACACCTGAGTCAGTTTAACAACCGAGCGGTACTCATTGATTCACGCCATGTGATGGATGTGCATCATATTCCCGTAGTCAGCACTAAAGGCTTAACACCTGAAGCGGTAGCTTTAAGAACGGGTTTGAGTACCTCTAGCGATTATAAGCCTTACTCGTTTCAAGATGGCATTGCCATTATTAAAGCCGAAGGCGTTCTTATCCATAACTATGGATGGAGCAGCTCATACGCAACCGGATATGACGTTATCCAACGTAAGCTTCATTACGCATGGCACGACCCTGATGTAAAAGGCATCCTAATGCTTTTCAATACACCAGGTGGCACCGTCCATGGTTGTCCTGATACAGGGGATTTAATCGCTCGTGTTGGGAAAGACAAACCAGTTTGGGGCTTGAGCGAAGACATGGCTTACTCGGCTGGTGAATGGCTTCATTCTCAGTGTACACGACGCTTTGTTACGCAATCTGCTGGCCTCGGCAGCGTTGGCGCACGAATCACTCATGTCGATATGTCAAAGGCGTATGAAGAGCATGGATTCAAAGTCACCATGATCTTTGATGGTGAGCACAAAGTGGATGGTAACCCTTTTGAAGCTTTGCCAGAAAACGTTAAAGCCTCATTGCAGCAAGAAGTTTCAGAGATTCGACAGCAGTTTGCGTCCATGGTCGCAACGGGCACTGGAATGACCCTTGAAGCGGTGCTGGAAACAGAAGCTCAGTGCTACACAGGACAACACGCCGTTGATATTGGTTTGGCTGAATCCGTCGTTAACCGTATCGATTTAATTCAACAATTCATTGAACACCTGCGTAAGCAGGATAAAACCAACTTAGCAGGTATCACTATGTCAGTAACAAATGAAGAGATCACTGCTTCAAAGCAAGACGAACGAACTCGCATTAAAGCGATCACTGCTTGTGAAGAAGCGAAAGGTAAGAGAAAACTTGCAGAGTACCTTGCTTATGAAACGGATATGTCGCAAGAAGAAGCAGTAAAAATTCTTGCGGCCTCGGAAGCTCAAGGTGCTGCACCTCAAACTCCTGAAACAAAAGCCGATGGCTTTACTCAGGCAATGGGTAGCGAGCAACATCCGAATCTATCCTCCGATGCTGATGACGCGAACGAAGAAGAGGATGATGAATCACCTCAAGCTATCGCTGCGCGCATGGCAAAATCTCACCAAGCAGCGAAAGGTTATAAATAATGGCTCAGACGACTTTAGATTATGCTCACTATATCAGTGGCGACACTAACATCGAGCACGCAACGGTTACGATTGCAGCAGGTGAAAATGTTGCTCAGTTTACACCGTTAAAGTTTGATTCAACGAGCGGTCACTTCAAAGCAATGACTAACGCTGAATCTAATGCTCAGTATTTATCAGCGTTCGCTGTAGATGCGACAAGCGGTGCTAAATCTCACGCAGCGATCAAAGCGATTGCTATTACTCCTTCTGCAGTTAATTGGCCTGATGGTTTGGCTGAAGAGAAAAAAGAAGGTGTATTCGCTGGTACGCCAATTAACGTGCAAGAGCAGCAAGCTGTTTAATCTTTCTGCCACTGTTTTCTTAAAAGTAAAAGCCGCTATTTGAGCGGCTTTTTTCATGGAGTCTATTTTTATGTATAGCCCTGTTGCTACCGCAGTGTTGATTGCACTGCACCAAACGCTACCACCTCAATATGAGCCAGCGTTAAAGAAGTTCTACGTCAAAGGCATTGTCACTTTTAACACTTCAGAAGTGCTTTTCGACAAAATCAAGAAAGGCCGCAAGCTAGCTCCGCTAGTTTCACCAATGGTTTCTGGTAAACCTCAACGTGCGAAATCAGCAGTTCAACAATCCATTACGCCAGCTTACGTTAAGCCAACAGATGCAGTGACATCTGATCGCTTAATGAAACGCATGCCTGGTGAACGTCCACTGGGTGACTTAACGCCAACTCAACGTCGTGAAGCTATCATTTCAGATATGCTCATGGAGTTTGATGCATCCATTGAACGACGTGAAGAGTGGATGCTTGTTCAAATGCTTACCACTGGTCGTGTAGTGCTTGAAGGTCCAGACTTTGAAGCAGTAGAAATCGACTATGGTCGAAGTGCTAAAAACCAAGTGACGTTGATTGGTGCTGATTGTTGGGATCAGCTGGATAAAGATACCAGCACCAAGCCTCTCGAAGACATTGAAGCTTGGGCTGATAACTGTAATTCACTGGCCGATCACGTTGCAATGTCCAAGTCGAATTGGTCTTTGTTAAAGCAGTTTAAGTGTGTCAAAGACATCATGGATACTCGTCGTGGTTCTAAGTCTAACGGTGAGCTTGGCCCACTTAATAACCAAGCATTTAAGTGGGTTGCAACGGTTGGTGAGTATGAAATTTATGTATCCAATGGTACGTATGAAAACGACGCTGGCGTGGATACGAAGTACTTCCCAGATAATGGTGTTCTAGTTGGTTCATCGGCTGCTGAGATTTACATGGCTTATGGCGGTATTCAAGACGTCAAAGCGAATGCTCAGGGCATTGTTGAAACAGAGCGTTATCCGTCGAACTGGTTCCAAGATAACCCATCGGTAGAAATGCTGCAGATGCAATCAGCGCCAGTGCCTGTCATGTTTGATGCAGATGACTTCTGTTTCGCAGCAGTGCGTTAAGCAAACATTTAACCCATCAAAAGCCGCAGTTTAGATTGCGGCTTTTTTATTTGGACAATACTCATGGCGAAAAAAGATTTAATAGCGGTCATCCTTGGGCTTGAAAGTGATTTGAAAGCTGAAGGTGTGACGTTTGAGTCAAATAACCTGACCGAAAAGGACAACACCGAGGCTCAGATCAAAGAAGAGATCGTGCGCTTGGAAGCCTTACTGCCATCTGAAGATGATGGAGAAGGTGGATCAGGCGAAGGCTCTGGTGAAACCATAGGCCCAACAGGCGAACAAAGTAACACTGACGTGGAAGAAGTTTGGAATATCAAGCTTAACAAAGGTGTGAACATTGAGCTTGTTGTTGATGGTAAGCGTGTCGTTCTTCAGGGTGGCAAAACACACCAGTTTGGTGCTGCTTATGCCAAAGAAATCCTAGCTAAAAATCTAGGTGTGCAAGAAGAGTAAACTTTCATGGTCCTCACATTGAGGGCCATTATCAGGATTTTCTATGTTTGATGATTTTGACAGCCTGCTTGCGGAAGCAGATAAAGAAATTATGTCCGCTTTTGGCAATGTGGATGTATTAGTTCAAGGCGTTGATTCGATTCGTGGGATCTTCGATGCCGAGCAGCAGATAGCAACTCTTGATAATGGTGGCAAGGTATCAACTTACTCAGCAAGAGTATCTTTGAAAGCCTCAGAAGCTAGTCACCTTGGCCGACGAACCAAGGTCGAAATTAAATTCTCTAATGGTCGCAGCGAGTTTTATCGGGTCATGGATACCGAAGATAACAAAGACGGTGAAATGATTGCTTATCTCAAAGTAGATGGAGAGAACGCTAATGCTCAGCAACCAACATCAACTATTCGATATTGATTTAGATGAGCTTGAAGCAATCCGTAAAAGCGTAGGCGCAACACCAAAAGAAATGGTGAAAGCCTATGGTCGGGCTCTGGCGAGAACAGCGGTAACATTTAGAAAGCTTAGCTCCAAACACCTTAAAGAAGAACTGCAGGCAAAAAGTGCCAAAGTGATTCGAAACAGGTTGAAGCAGTTCAAGATAAAAGCGACAGGTAATAATCTTGATGAGCTCAAGCTTTGGTACGGTTTGAATCCGTTACCAGTGAGCTCTCTTAAAGGGCGCATTAAGCGTATTGGTACTAAGCGTTCGCCCAATGGCGCAAGCTTCTCTCCCTCATCGTCATCACTAAAGGCTGAAACTTACGATAAGGGCTTTATTGCTCGGTTGAATGGCCCTCGCTCTATCTATCTTCGAACCGGAAAAGGTAAGTGGAATATTACTGAAGCCAAGGTTGATATCAATGATGAAATTCATGTGGCGATAGAAGACGAGATTTTTAGCCTGATACCAGAGATTTTTATTAAGCATTTCACTACAGATTTGAAAGGTCGGGTGGCGATTAGAAAATGAATATCAACATGCATGAATACCACGAGGCGATTAAGAATTGGCTACAAGGCCATGAGCAGCTCTCTAGTTGGTTTAAATTGATAGATCGCTATCCAGAAGAAAGCACCAAGCTTACCACACCGTTTCTTCTCTATTCCGTTGGTGATTGGGACAAAGACAGCGAACAACCTGCTGGTGGCCAAAAAGCATGGAATTTGAGCCTAACTTTTCATGTTGGGATCAACAATCTTGATGAAGATAATCCAGAAAAAACGGGTGCTGACTTGCAGATATTACTGCGTGATTTGGCAATGGCTGCTTGCACACATTTGGACGAATCACGATTCGATCTGAAAGGCTCTGTGGGCAATGTCATCGTCTCATCTTGTGAGTATGATGCTCTGGCGACAGAACTGGATGAATACATTGTCTATGCAATTTCAGCCAATCAACGCTTTTTGACCAGTAACAACCATGAGTCATTAGCGGCTCAAGAGTTTGTTACAGGCGGTGCATCAAAAGTGGGCTATTCACCGAAGATTGGTGCGGCTCATGAGGCTGATTACGAAACGATTTATGATGAAACGGGTGAGTGATGTCTTTAACTGAAATTCAACGCACTCTAAGTCGGATGGAGCAGCGCATTAGCAACCTTATCCGTATAGGTCGTGTGGCTGAAGTTCAGGATTCACCACCTCGGGTCAAAGTGGAATACGACAAAGATGCCGGCGGGAAGCCAGTATTAACTGCTTGGCTTCGCTACTTTGAAGAGCGGCAAGGTTTTGTTCAAACGTGGAACCCACCCAAAGTGGGAGAGCAGTGCACCATATTATCGCCTTCAGGCGTGCTGAGAATGGGCGTAGTCTTGCTCGGTTTAAACACAACCAATAAACCTCCCATTAGCAGCGATAGCAGCGTTCACCAAATTAAGTTTGAAGATGGAAGTACCTTTGCTTTTAATCGCGCCTCTAGCCAGTGGGACATTTCATTGGGTGGCGGTAGTGCAAGCTTCAATGGTGTGATGTTCACTTTTAACGCTGATCTGTTTGTTAATGGTGACATCATTCAAGTGGGTGATTTTGACCAAGAAGGCAACATTACAACTACCGGAAATATCATCGGTAACATGGTGTCGGATTCAATTGGGTCCATGGTCGCAATTCGTACCACTTACAACGGTCATCATCACAACGCTCGTCCTGAACCACCCACTATCTTAATGAACTAGCTCTTCAGAGGCAGATTATGCAAGGCATGAACAGAAAAACTGGGCGCAGGCTCAGTGGCATCGATCATCTCTGGCAAAGTGTGGAAGACATTCTGACGACTCGTATTGGTTCACGAGTGATGCGTCGAACCTATGGTAGCCGGTTGCCTGATTTGATTGATGAGCCGTTTAATGAAGACACTCGCACTGAAATGATAGCTGCAACGGTTGAAGCCATCCTTAATTGGGAGACGCGCTTCGAACCGACGAACGTGAAGATTACTCACACTTACCTAGATGGGAAGTCTCGCATTGAAATAGATTTAACGGGTAATTACTTACCTGATGGAAATCCGATTAAGCTTGAGGGGATAGTAATTCAATGATCACTGACTATTCATCATTACCACCACCTCTCGTTAAAGAGGAATTGGATTTTGAAACAGAACTACAACGCAACAAAGACAAGCTCAAAGAGTTAGAGCCTACGTGGAATGCAGATGTTGAATCTGACACGGCAGTGAAGCTCCTAGAAGTGAATGCTTATAACTCAGTTAATGAGCGCCAGCGTGTTAATTCAGCTGCTACTTCTGTGATGTTGCCGTGGGCCAAAGGTGAAGATTTAGATGGTTTAGCAGCCAACTTCAACTTGGAAAGGGAAACGATTCAAGAAGCAGACGATACGGTTTCACCACCTTTGGAAGAAATTAAGGAGTCTGACGAATCACTCTTTCAGCGTTGTTTTCTCGCATGGAGCAAATTAACCAATGCTGGCACACCAAGTTCTTATGAAGCGCATGCACGAGATGCCCATCCAAAAGTTAAGGATGCGAAAGGCAAGCGAATCAAAGGTGGTACCACGGTTACTTATGTGCTTTCACACGATGGTGACGGTACGCCAACCGAAGAAATTCTGACAGCCGTAAGAACGCATCTAAGCAAAGACAATATACGCCAGCTTTGCTCTGACAATACAGTAGAAGCTGCCACCATCCAGAACTACACCATAACGGCCATTTTGGATATTCCAGAGTCTTCGCTTGAGGCAGGTGTGATTAACCAGGCATTAATCAATGTTAAAGCGTATGTTGATAAAGTTCATCACCTTGAATCACTGGTCAGTGAATCCGCATTAAATGCAGCCCTTCATATCGAAGGAGTTGTCGATGTGAATTTAGGTGATTTTGCCAACATCACGACAGATGAAAGCACAGCGCCTTACTGTACCAAGATAACGATCAGTCGGAAGGTGCAAACATGAGTCTTCTTCCTGCTAATGCGACCAGCTTTGAGCACTCCTTAGAGCAGGTCATGAACTCAGATATGAGCTCACCTATCAGACATCTTTGGAATCCGTTGCTATGCCCATTGGAGCTACTCTGGGTATTGGCCATCGTATTTCAGGTGGATGAATGGGATGAGAAATGGAGTGAGGCGAATAAACGTCAGACACTCATCGATGCTTATTTAGTTCATTGCTACAAAGGTACGCCAGATTCAATTAAGCGAATATTGAGGAATGCTGGCTATCCTGATGCTCGAATCGTTGAAGGTACGGGTGATCTTAATTATGACGGTACTGCTACTTACAACGGTCACTATTATTACGGATTTGAAGAAGCTTGGGCTGAATATCGAATCTACCTTCCTCGGCCAATAACCGAAGGTCAAGCAAAACAAGTCCAAAGACTAATCATCGCCACCGCACCACTGCATTGTATTCTCAAAGGTTTGCATTACGAAACTGCAGCCTTCTTGTATGACGGAACAATCAGTTATGACGGTCAATATACATATGGAGAAACTTAGTGGCTGATAATCATTTACCAGAAGAAGCTGTTTGGGAAAACGGCATTCGTCAGATTGAAACTACGGACGTGGTTATAGGTGGGGTAGACGGCGTGCCTAATATAGCGCCCAAGCAATTAGCTAATAGAACCTCATTTTTAAAGAAAAAAGCTGAAGACCATGAAGGACATGAAAACCCTCATCCTCAGTATGCTAGTAAATCTAGTGTTGACGATTTGTTGGCTGAGAAAACAATAAGTGTAGATAATCTCTATTATGCCAGAGACGAAAAACCATCAGGAACAACTAGCGGTAATACTTTAGCTGGTCAATTTAATGTCAGAGACATTAATACTGAAGTTGTCAGCAATATACCTGGGGTACTGCTCGCCAACAATCAAGTAAGCTTGCCAAAAGGTAACTATTGGATTGAAGCATTAGCACCAGTTTTTGCTGTTAGACACCACCGACTTCACTTGTACAATGTTACTGATGGTGAATATCCCTTAAAAGGGCAAAGTGGCTTTGCTCAAAACTCAGGCAGCGCCCAACTCGCCGTAGCATCACTCTTTGGTTATTTGTCGATACAAGAAGACAAAATAATAGAGCTTAGACATTATACGGATCAGGCCGTAGCTGGAGGATTTGGGATGTTATCTGATGATGGGTCGCCCGAAGTATTCGCAGAGTTGAAAATTTGGAGAGTAGGAAATGAGTAAATACGCGTTAATAAGGGAAGGTGTAGTTACGAAAATTAGTTGTAACCCATCGAGTGGCTTGATCAAGGTTCCTGAATCGGTCGTCGTGGGAATGACACAGAAGGTATTAGGATCAGATATTGTATATGTTGATGAAAACTCATCGTATAAATCAGAACAAGTTAAAGCCAAGCGAGAATATGATTGGGCATACAACGAGTTATTAGTTGCAGATGTCGAAATTAATAAACACCTAGACTCATCTGCTGCGGCTTCTTTTTCAGAACAAGGTTGGCGTAGTTATAGAAATGCTCTAAGAGAGTATTGCTCGTCATCCATAAATGATAACGGCGATATCGAATATAAAGTAAACGATATTTCAAATAATCATTTGACCGATGAAGCTGGACGTCCAAGTCCACCAACTAACTAAAGCCTGCTTACTCAGCAGGCTTTTTTAATTCAATTCACAAACCTCGCTCTGGCGGGGTTTTCTTTTTTCTAACCAATGGGAAACCAACATGGCAAGATTCCTCCATGGCGCAGAAGTTATTGAAGTTAATGACGGTGTGCGCTCAATCTCAACGGTCAAAATGGCGGTTATCGGTATTGCAGTGCAATCAGCGATGGCAGCAGGCGCAGTTGCTGCGACGCTAACGCTCGGATCTTCTGCTTTGGGTGATGACCTTACATTTACAGCTAAAACTGCTGGGCAAGATGGTAATAAAATTAATATTACGATTGCTGAAACGACTGAAGCCAGTCAGGACATTGTCGTTTCGGTGGCTGGTGATGCTATTACCATCACACTTGGAACCGACGCACAAGGTGACACCATTAGTAAAGTCACCGACGTAGTCACTGCCTATGAAGCAGTGCCAGAGGCGCTGGCCAAAGCACTTATTAGCACTTCAACTGAAGCGGCTAAAGCTGAAATTCCCTCAGCAATTAACAAGCAGTTCTTAGCAAGCGGTGCGAATGAACCCTTCCCACTCTATAAGCCGACATTAGTGCTTGGTAATGAGCGTTATGCGGAAGGTCTCGGTGTTACTTCTCAGGCTTACAAATACATCAAGCAAATCATGGAGCAGTATGGTGCTGTGGTTGTTGTGGTTCGCGCTGAAACCTCAGCCGATGAAGCGACTCAAAAGTCCAACATCATCAAAGCTATCGATGCGCTTAAAGATTCGAAGTCAGAAGTAGGCTATACGCCTCGTATCCCGATTGCACCTGGTTACAGTCACGACGACGCCGTTGGTAAGGCATTGGAAAGTGCAGCGGTTAAGCTTCGTGGTGTTGCCTATCTGGATATGGATGTTGCTGCCACGTTCACTGATGCGATGAAGCGCGTGAAATCATACAACGATCGTGTGGAAATTATGTGGCCACAGGATGTGGTGTTTGATACGGACCTAAACACGAACGTGCCAATGCCTAAATCGGTATCCGCAGCAGGCTTGCGTGTGCGTATTGATGAAGAGCGCGGTGTTCACGTATCTAAATCGAACAAAGACATCTACAACGTTGTGGCGACCAATCAGCAGGTCGAGTTCTCATTAAATGATGCGAGCACACTGGCCAACATTCTTAACGAAAACCGAGTGAGCACTACGATTCGTGAAGGCGGTTTCCGTCACTGGGGCAACCGTACCTGCGCTATTGATCAGAAGTGGACGTTTGAAACTACTCGTCGTGTTGCTGACATGATTAATGACAGCATTGAACGTGCGCACATGTGGGCAGTCGATGAGCCAGGTACCACTCAATACATGCAAGATGTGCTTGGTGGTATCAATGCTTATCTTCGTCAGTTGAAAAACGAAGGTGTTATCCCGGGCGGTAGCGCATGGCTCGATAAAGAACTCAACACGCCAGAACTTATGGCTCAGGGTATTTACTACTTTGATTTTGACTTTGGTGTTTACTATCCGGCAGAGCACTTGATCTTCCGCTCTCGCCTCAACAATGGCTATTTAGAAGAGGAAATTGCGAATGTCTAATTGGGCTCGTAAATATCAAGGCTTATATGCTGATGGTCGAGAGAAAATCGCAAGCCTACTAGAATACACCCCACCGGTACCGACCGTGATTACGGAAGATTTTCGTGCTGGTGGTATGGATATGCCTATTTCTATGGATATGGGGATGGAAAAGCTCGAATCGAGTTTTACCATAGGTGAAGATCCAGACATCTTAGGATTGTTTGGTATCAAGCAGGACGCAAAACAGGTGTCGTTTTTTATCCGTTCTCACTTGGAAAATGATATTACAGGTGAACAGAAAACGGTTATTGAAGAGCTTCGCTGTAAAGTTGTTTCTATTGACATGGGAACAAAAACAGCAGGTAGCTTCTCACCAACCACTGTGACGCTTAACCCTATGTACTACAAGTACGAATCGGGCGGAAAAGTCATTTGGGAACTTGACCCAATCAACATGGTTCGCATCATTAATGGCGTGGACCAGCTCGCTAAAGCGCGAGCTTCTCTCGGTAAATAATTTCTTTCAATATTAGCCCTGCCAATTTCGGTAGGGCTTTTTTATGTGGCGAATATCATCATGGAAACTATCAAACTCGATTACCCAATTAAGCACGACGACAAAACTATCAGCGAAGTAGAAGTCCGACGTCCTAATGTTCGTGACCATATTTGGTTGGATCATCAATCGGCAGCAGCAAAACGCTCAGGTAAGACGCTTGATGAAGTGGAGAAAGATGCAGAGCTTTATGCTCGTTTGTGCGATCTGTCTGTTGAAGCTATTGGTAAGTTGGATATGCAAGACTGGGGAAAGTTGCGCAAGTTTTATCTCGAGTGCGTCGTTCCCTCCAAGAGCTCAACGCAAGCGACAGAGACTGCTTAATTTTTAAGTTAGCCACCCATACTGGCTGGCAACCCTCGGAGATAGAAGCGCTCGATATGGAGCGCTTTTTCTTTTTTGTAGAACAAATGCCAAAGAAGGCGACTAAATGAGCGCAGCCCAACATCTAAAATCGGTGGTCACGCTCGGTGGGGCCGTGGACCCATCATTTAAAAACATGGCTAGTGAGGTGGATAAACACCTCGGTAGCGCCACCAAAGAAGTAAAAACGCTTGAGCGTGAGCAGAAGAATCTCACTAAACAAATCAAGAAAGCTAAGTTAGCCGGTGCCGATGTTTCTCTTTTAACGAAACGATACGACAAGCTTGGTGATGAAATAGACCAAGCCAGTCGAAGTGCCGAAGGGTTTCAAGCCGCCAGCGATTTAAAAGGCAGTTTGAAGTCAACCGCCACTTATGCTGCAGCGACAACTGCAGGCTTAGTTGGTGTTACTGGGTCCGTCATCGCATTAACCAGTGCGACGAATGCAGCCACAGCAGAGCAGGCAGGATTTGCTAAAGCCTATGGCATGAGCATAGAGCAGTTTAATGCTTGGGGCGGTATTGCAGCTCAAGCAGGGCTTAATGCGGAGAATACCGGTGATCTTGTTGAAGAACTGACTAATAAATTTGGCGAGTTCAAACGGTTTGGTGAACAGTCATCTGTTTCTGATGTGTTTGGAGCGCTTGGTATTGACGCCGCCATGATGGATGGCCTGTCAGCAGCCGAACAGTTTGAGTTTGTGATGCGTCGCCTTGAGAAAGTAGGTGATGCTCAGCAAGCCGCATCTTTAGCGGATATGTTGTTTGGTGGTGAGGGTAACAAGGTTGTCACTTACATCAAGAACTCGGGGAAAAGCCTCAATGAGCTTCTTGATGCTCAGAAAGCCATAAACAATCTGACGCAAGAAGGTGCAGACGGAGCGTTAAAGTACAATACTGCTTTAAATTCAGTCACAAAATCGATGTACACAGCATGGCAAGATGTTGCTGGTGTTGTTGGTGGTGAAGTTGCTCCTGTCTTTGATGACCTATCGATAAGTGTTAGCTCTTTTGTTCGAGAGAACAGAGCAGAGATCATCGACTTTCTAAGCAGTGCTGTTGAAGGTTCATTGGCGTTCGCACGAGGTGTATTCACGCTCGGCAGTGCGGTTAATGATGTTGTCCAAGTTTTTGGCGGTTGGGAGACTGTTGCTGCAGGTGTTGCTGGCTTAATGGCTGGCAAGATGGTTGTTGGAGTTGCAGGTGTTGTTTCCGGTATCGGAACAATGGTCACCACGCTTGGTGCTGCTAAAACCACTATGTTGGGTCTTAATGCCGTTATGGTAGCAAACCCTATTGGTGCTGTTGCTGCAGCAGTGGGTTTATTGACTGCTGCAGGTGTTGCTCTTTATCAAAATTGGGATGCTGTTAAAGAGTGGTTTGAACCGTTCTTTGGTTGGTTCGAGGCTAAGTGGCAAGGTTTCCTTGAGCTTGGCGAAAAAGCCAAAGGCATGCTCAAGTCCGTGACTGGCTTCTTGGGTTTTGGTGAAGGTGACCAAGGTTCCTCTCAAGGCTCTACGGGTTACTACGGTGGTCATACTCAAAACGCACCAAGCTCTTATGGTTATGGAGCAAGAGCGCAGGCCGCAAATCAAAGCACGTATGCTGCAGCTGGTGGTAATACTGTTCACCAGAAAGTAGAGAAAATCGAAATACACGCTGCGCCTGGTCAATCCTCAGAAGATATTGGTAAAGAAGTGGCCAGCCGACTAGGTGGAGAGCAAGATGCGATGTTTGACCTCGCTATGGGGGATTAATGGCTGAACATGTAATGATGAAGCTACAGAACTCGAAGCGAGGCTTTAAGTTCTCAATTCATACCGCGACTTATCAATCTTTAACCAAGACCTTTGGTTGGGTCTGGTCCTCAAGCAAGCGCTTTGGTCAGTATGATTCATTGCAATTCAATGGACCAGAAAACCCAACCATGACATTACCAGGTACTGTTTATCCCGAGTTCAATAATGTAGGTGTTGATCAGCTAAAGGCTTTGGAGAACCTTGGTAACGATGCAGAGCCTATTCTTATTATCTCTGGTGTCGGTGATGTGCTTGGCTACTGGGTAATGACTAGCTTTACAGAAACTGAAGCTCGCCACATGGTGGCGGGTATCCCAACCAAGCAAACTTTCAACTTGGAGCTTAAATACTATGGCAAAACTCTACAGAACTAGCGCAGGTGATGTGTTGGACAGTATTTGTTATGCAGAGTATGGGACCGAGGCAGCGATCATTACAGTACTGGAGGCGAATCCACATCTCTCAGAACTTGGTACTAAATACCAAGCAGGTGTTGAGATAGTGTTGCCAGATTACACGCCACCAGCCGAAGAAGATGAGGATGTGTTGTGGAGCTAACGTATACACCTCAATTTCAGATCCTCGCCAATGGCAGTGATATTACCACTGCCATCAAAAAGTCTTTCAAAGAGATTACTATCTCGGATGTGAGTGGAGATAAAGCCGATACACTGACAATTTTGCTTGATGGTAGCCGAATAGGAAAGCTGCCGAAGAAGAATGCTGCACTCCAAATAGCATTAGGCTTTAACTATAAGCTTTATAAACAAGGCGTATTCTATATCAGTTCCATTTCAGACAGTGGTTTTCCTGAAGTAGTGACAATCAAAGCGACCTCTATCCCAATGGGAGGGAAGGAGTTGCCCACTAATATTCAAACCCAACGCACTCAAAGTTGGGAAAATACCACCATAAGCGATTTATTAAACACGGTGGCCAAGCGCAATAAGTTGACCCCGATAGTAAATGAAGAGCTAGGTGCTATTGTGCTCGAGCACGAAGACCAAACAGCAGAGTCTGATATGGCTCTTGTTAACCGTTTAGCAAGGCAATATGGCGCAATCAGCAAAGTGGCCAACGAGAACTGGTTGTTCTTGAAAATGGGTGAAGGCAAGAACGCATCTGGTACAAAAACGTTACCAACGCACGTTATCCATAAGTCGAGTTGTAGTAATTACAGTCACAGTTCGAGCACAAGAACGGAAGCATCCAGCGTTATCGCTAAATGGCAAAATGCAGAAACGGGTGAGAACGGTGTGGAGCGAGCTGGTAGCGGTGAGCCTGCTTTTGAAATCTCTTACCCATACCCAACACAAGCAGAAGCACTCGCAGCTGCAAAAGCTAAAGCCGATTCACTAAGTAAAAGCAGTGATTCGTTTAACCTCACGACTGAAGCCACTCATAAACTCATTAAAGCATTTGCGGAAGGTCACATTGAACCGAAAGGTTGGAGAAGTGAAATTAGTGATCGCAAATGGAATATTAAGCAGATAGACAAAAAGTTATCTAAAGGTGGAGGTTTGACGATAAGCATTTCCTCAGAAGCTGCCTAGTCAAACCTACCAAAATTTTCACAACAACGCTTCGCCACCTGCTTATGCAGATGCGTTGTTGTGCTCTTTACTTGTTAACCTTCTCAATTCGTCAGCGGCTTGCTGCAATGTAATGCTGCTTGACCTACACATCTCACTTGTCAAAACGACTCCTTCACCAGAAGCGGCTGCTGTTGATAGCCATTCCAGCCTTCCAATTAAATCCAATTCACTAATTAATGATTTGCTCATATACCTAGCTCCTACTAACATTTTTATTATTAGCTTATAGCCTGCTTTTGTATCAGGTCTATACAGCCTGTTGTTTAAGACGTTGTTTTAAATGACTTCATAGCGTCATTGGGCAATATATTACCAATAACCATTATAAAAGAACTGGTAATACCACGGCTTTATCTATGAATCCGTCATTAGTGGCGGTTTTGATGTAATAAAGAGCCAAATTTGACGTGGTGAAAATGAAAAAATGCGATCCAATCGTGTCAGTATTGAGACGGTTTAGAGAAAACCGAAAGATTTCTCAGGGGGAAATGTCCAAAAGGACAGGGATTCCTCTCAGAACTTTGCAGCGTGTGGAGTCTGGAGAAAGTGACATGAATCTTTCTCATTACCGGAAGTATTTAAAAGTACTTGAAGTGGCCGATATGGATGTATCCATAGCTCTTCATTCGCATGAATTTGCAACGGAGCTTGATGTTGCGGCGGTGGCTAGAATGTTGCCTCCAGACATAAAGAAGTTACACCTTCAATATATGCTTGGCCTTGTTAAGCTGGTTCAAAACCAAGAGAAGAAATAAGAAGGCACATCAGGTGCGCCTTCTTGTTTTTTATCGTGCTAGTTCTTGGTAACAAGCCTTAGCTACGGCTTCACCCATACCTTGATGTTGATTCTCTAACCACTCAATTACCAAGTGGGCAGGTAAGTGGATTAAATCGGCTAGTTTTTGCGAACGAATAAAGGTATAGTCTTCTTTAGACATAGTCATCTCCTGGCGGTTTTGGTTGTGTCACACAAACCCACTGTTCCCGCAGTGGGTTTTTGCTTTTTTAGAACTAGATAGCCTCATTTCAGCATTAAACTATCGCTCTATTCCTTATTAATTGACATAGACTCTATAAACACTTTGTTACCGATCTTAAAGCCCTTTACTGAACCATTTTCATCAGCGAACTGAAAGGCTTCCCCGTTTTCTCTAAATTCTTTAGCTAATTTATGAGAGGCAATAAACGTCTTAGATACCCTCTTATCAAACACAACACGATTCACGTCCGATTGAAGTAACTCTAAGTATTGCTGGTGATAATTAACCATTCAAAACTCCCCTTTAATTGTTTCTTGCTTTCATTCTAAGCAAATCACGACCTAGCTTTTCCAGTTCTTGTTGTTGAAGAAAGTCCTTTCGCTCACTCATCATTTTATGATTCCAACGCAGGAGAACCGTGACAAATAGCAACGCTAAGATAATGACTCCACCTACTGCCCATATGTACATTTAAACCCCCTTAGCGCCTTTTGGCGTGAGCCTTGCGGCCTACAATTTGAGTTCGAACCGAATAGAGGTAACTTAAACACTCTTGCTGCTCTTTGGTTGCGTCTAATTGAGCTCTTACATCATTCTCAATGCCCTTAATGTAAGAATTAATCTCTTCCTCTGAAACGCTTCCAATGCGAGCGCCTTCGTACTTACTGGTAAAGAAGGCTAGATTCTTAGCTTCCATCTTCTGAACTATAACCTGTGGTTTAGACATTCATTCCTCCATGCTCGTTAGAGCGTACCAAGTTTTTTGCTTAGAATTTTTCTAACGCTTCATTTGACAAGGTCTTATCAATAAATTCCTCAATGGCCTTTAGCGAGTCATCTGAAACCTTTGGAATATTGATCGTAGCGTTGCCATTCTTTAATGCGACCGTGGCCCCCATTGCCAGCTCGCGAGGTTTCATTGGTTCAGGCTTGCTAATGCCACATTTCTTAATGAAGAATCCCACCAACTCCTCAGCGTTGTATTTTCCTTTCTCTTTACACCACGCTTCAAAGAAAGTGATCAACCCATCCTGTTGCTGTTCATCCAGTTTTTTGTATGCTTTGAATAGCGTTTCACCTTGTCTGGCGCTCAAGTCATTAGGGCTAGGTAAAGCTTTGATGAATGGCTTAGGAAGCATAGCGGTGTACACTTCTCGCATCATTGCACGACGACCTTTACCTACAGCCACGGATGCTTCCTCTTGGCTTTTGCCACTATTCAATAAACGTAATGCCTTTTGACCTTGTTCATATGCCGAGGTTGGTCGGTAATTGTTGCCGACTTCGCTCAGGTAATTCATCTGATCGTCTGATAGGTCGCCAACCCAAATATAAAAGTCACTCTTTGCTGTTATGGCAGTAAAACGACGTCGGCTACCGTCAGCTACCTGAATAACACCACACTCTTCACGGCCGAAAGCGGGTACTTCTTGTCCGTACTCTTTAAATGTTGGCAAAATGTCTGAAATGGCGAATTCATCGAGTAGCTCTTGATCACGCTCGTTCTCTAGCCAAACCATGGTCGATAGGTCGACTTTTTTGGCAGGAATCTTCTTGAGCGTAAAAGTAACTTCGACGCCCTTAACAGGCTTAGTGAGTGTGTTTCCTACCTGTTCGTCTAGCTTTTCAGATACTTTTACAGGTGCGCTTTTGTCGCGCTTACCTCTGATTCGAACCGTTGAGACGCTGGACTCTTTTATTTCAACATTGAGATCGTTTTTCATGTTATTCAGCCTCCCACATCGGTTTTAAGATAGTGTCTAGAATCTCATTGAATGGTGCGTCATAAATTGCCGTTGCACGTTTCCAAGCTGCTGGAGAGCTTCGCTCAGATGCGCCATTTTGCTCGTAGATAGTGACGCCCTTGCGTTGACCTTTCCCCACTTCATCGGTGAAGTAAACGCCGCTGTTTAGTGGCATTCCGCTCCAGAATCGGTGCATGTCCTGCACGTTCTTTAGGCTTGAGCTGTGTTCAGCACCTAGTTTGGTCGGTAATACGCGCACATATGGCTCGTCTAGCTGCTCTGGACCGTTAGGCTGGTATATATCTCGAATCAACCCCATAAGCTGGCAAGTCGAGTTCATGTCGTTCACTTCGGCAGATGTTGCGATAAGTACCACATCGCTTGCGCAGATCATATTGGTTGTACCTAGACCCAAATCAGGGTGGCCATCAATGATGATAACGTCGTAGCTATCTTGCACAGTCATTAGACCGGCTCGTAACATTTGGTCGGCTGGATATTCGATATCCGCATCAAGCAGTTCGCTTTCGATACGCTGCAGCTGCAGGTTGCTTGCGATGATCTCTAGCTTTGGCCATGCAGTTTCGTTTATGCAGTATGTTAAGTCGTCTTTCTCGCCTAGCATGAACGGCAGTACCGTGTCGTTCACATCGGTATTCAGCTCAGGATGGTAGCCGAAGTACATCGAACCGTGCGCTTGTGGGTCGATGTCAACGAATAGAACGCGATAGCCTTTTAGTGATAGCCATTGCGCCAGATGCACGGCTGTCGAGGTTTTCCAGCAGCCTCCTTTACCACCAGGAACTGATACCGTGATTGGGTAGGTTTCCATTACCTGGTAGGGCTGCTTTTTAAATACGTCGCGCATATGGTCGATTTGGGCCAGCGTGTAACCTAATCGGATTGGACGAGGTGAGTTGGATTCCTTGTATTCCGGTTGCGGCAGGCGACCTTCTTTCTCGGCCTTGCGGATAGCTTCGCTTGTAACACCAATCATGTCTGCAGCTTCATTTATACCAAAGCGACGATTTAGAACTCTGGCTTGTGGCGAGTCATCACCAAACTTCTTCTTGGCTCTTGCTCTTGACCAGTCGTTGAATGAGTCGATGCACGCCTGCATCTGCTCAGAAAGTGTTTGTGACATTTCGTATCTCCATCTTTAGCGGTTTGCACTAAATATAATGGTTTGCCTTTTTTGTGTAAACCACTTTTATTTTTGCAAACTGTAGTAATGCACTTATTGTGATTTAACTCTCATAAAATGGTAAGGATTAACCATTCACAATGTTGTCTTTGTTTCTCTAACAATCAGCTCTTTGCTATTTCCGTTTTTATTTTCTTTTAAATCATGTACTTATATATAAATAGGAAGAAGGGAAATAGAAGCATGAAATCTAAGTAACTAGATAAAGAGGCTAGTTTTTGATGATTAGCCTCTCGTAACACAAGATTGGGCAAAAGTGGTATGAATGAAAAGTTACAAAATAATAAATATACATAGGTTAAATTGCGATAATGCAAAACGTTACACATTTATAATGTATCGTCATTTATAGATATGTAACGTTACATACCACTAAGTATTTACGTAAATACTTAGTG